CTATTGGTTTCCGAGGCGTGAAGGTGGTGGCGGCACACAAGTCACAACACTTCCCTCAGGTCAAAATCTAGGTGAGATGGCAGACGTAGAATACTTTCAAAAGAAGTTGTATCAATCACTCAATGTGCCTGTCTCACGTTTAAACACAGAGCAGGGATTCAATCTCGGTCGCTCATCAGAAATCACAAGAGATGAATTGAAGTTTCAAAAGTTCATTTTGCGTCTACGCAATAAGTTTAGCAATCTTTTCATGAAGGCGCTTGAAAAGCAACTTGTGCTTACAGGTGTCATTGCAGTTGAAGATTGGGAAAAGATCAAGAATAATATTCACTTTAACTTTCTAGAAGATAACTACTTTGCTGAACTAAAGCAAGAAGAAATTCTTCGTGAGCGTATCAACACCTTGTCTATGGTTGATCCGTATGTTGGCAAGTATTATTCAGAGGACTATGTCAAGAAAAATATCCTTCAGTTGACCGATGATGAAATTGAAATGATGAATGAGCAAATGGATGAAGAGGCAAAGATTAACGCTGAAAAGCAAGCACAATTGATGGCGCAACAGCAAGCTCTCAATCCGCAGGGTCAAGAGGAGCAAGCGCCACAAAGTGAACAGCAGCCAGGGCAGCCTCAAGAGCCCCAACTCAGTCAGTAATATAAATATAAATAGATTATAATCTTGGAGAATTCTATGGAAGATACTTACACAGCCGCGGATGTTATTGATTTTACGCTTGATGGCAACATGAATAGCCTTCAGGCTGCTGTAGACAACATTATGAAAGAGCGCGTTGCCGAACTCCTTGCCGCAAAGAAAATCGAAGTAAGCAAGAATCTATTCAATCAAGAGGTCTGACATGCCTACAGAAAAAGAAACCAGTTCAGCTATTGGCGTAGGCCAGGCGAAGACCCTTGCAAAGAAGCTTGTTAGCCTTGATAAGGTGCCTGAGTATTTTCTCGGCAAGAACAAGGATGGTATCAAGAAGTTTTCTGCCAAGCATCCCACACTAAGACATGATGAGCCTTATGAGCAAGATGAAGTATTCACAGGTAGCAATAAAAAGAAAGATACAACTACCATGAATGCAGATCTTGATCTCGGCGCAGATGAATATGTGTATGATGTTAAAGAAGCTCATATGAATGCTGCTCAAAAGAAGCGTCGTGAAAAGTTTGTTAAGAAAATGAAGCCTGTTAGCGATTGGGAAAAGCGTTATGGTAAGCGTGGCGAAGGTGTCATGTATGCCACAGCGACCAAGATGGCAATGAAGGAAGATCATCATCCTATGATGGAAATGCCTCTTTCACATGCTGCTCGTGAACTTGTACTGCATAGTGATAATGACTCAAAGCAATACAAGTCAAGCAAAGCTCCTATCGAAAAGAATCTTACAAAGAAGTGGAAGAAGGGTCAGTATGATCATGCTCTAGCACACAAGCTATGGATGCACCATGCTAATCGTGCTGCACAAGCATACCACAAGGAACATGGAAATAAGAATCTTCCTTGGCATCATATGTTCTCAGTTGCTGACCGTAACCAAGCTGCTCATCATTGGGCAAATGGTTGGCACGAAGAGATGAAGGCAGGCAATCTTCATGAGTCAACAGATCTTGATGAAGATATGATCAATGAACTTGGTGATCAAATGTCACCTGCACCTGCTACATCAGACAATCCTGCTCCAGGCGGCGTTGAACCCATCGGCACGCAAAGTGCAGACAGCAGCACAACAAAAGAAGCTGATGATGGCAGTGATAGCGAAAGCGTGACTGATGCCAAAGAGCATCTTGAAGCAATTGCCATGGCTTCTGCAGAAGCATTTGAAAATGTTTCAGGTTCAGAAGAAATTCCTGGTTGGGTTCTTGAAAAGTTAAAGCTTGCTCAGGACTTTGTAGAATCAGCTCTCAAGCACATCGGTGACAGCAACGGTGAAGGCGATGAGTCAGAAGAAACACCTGGCAAGTCACAAGAGCCCTCACCCACAACAAAGCCAGATGCCAATGAAGCTGGTAAAGCTGCTATGGCAAAGGAAGAAGTCGAATTTGACGAGAGTGTAGGCACCAATATGCGTGCTGCTCGTAAAAGATTCGATGTTGTCGTATCAAATCCTGAAGGCAAAGAAGTAAAAGTTCATAAGAACGTTGGCGGCGTAAATGACAAGCACGCCAAAAAGCATGTTCTATTAAAATATCCTATAGGGCATACCGCTATTGTTTATCCTGTTAATGAAGAAGTCGAGCTTGATGAGTCAAACCCATCAGCAGGTCTTTCTGCAAAAAAGAAATCTGCTGTTGTAAAGAAAGCAAAGAAGGGTGAAAAGATTGGTCACGGCGGATTTGCTGCACTCGCTGCTAAGGCTGCTAAAGAATATGGTTCAAAAGAATCAGGTAAAAAGGTAGCAGCTGCAGCCATGTGGAAACATCTTAAGAGGTAATTTAAATGGCGTATCCTCCATATCAAAATAGACTTTATGGGCATGCTTGGTTTTCTGCCACAGCAAATGCTACAATTGGTCTTGAATTCTTATACAAGTCGCAAAGCAATCATCCGCTAACGGAATGGTAAACGGGTACTAAGATGAAACTACTATGCGAAATCATGGATCAGAAACTTAATCTGATCAAAGAAACAAAAGAAGATGGGGGCAAGACCCATTACATTCAAGGCGTCTTTCTCATGGGAGAAGATGTCAATCAAAACGGTCGTCGCTATCGCCTACCTATTCTTGAAAAAGAAGTAGAGCGTTACAACAAGCATTTGATTGAAAATAATCGTGCTTGGGGGGAACTCAATCATCCATCAGGTCCTTCAATTAATCTAGATCGTGTTTGCATTCGTACTGTATCATTGCAGCGTGAAGGTAAGGACTTTATTGGTAAGGCAATCATTACAGAAACTCCTCATGGAGAGATTGTCAAGGGTCTTCTAAGCAGTGGCGGTAACCTTGGCGTATCATCACGCGGTATGGGTACACTCAAAGAAGTCAATGGTATCATGGAAGTACAAGACGATTTCAAGCTTGCTACTTGCGCTGATGTGGTAGCAGATCCTTCTGCACACCGTGCTTTCGTTCGTAGTGTTATGGAAAATGTGGATTGGGTTTACGATGCTGTTTCAGATTCCTGGCGTGCTGCTGAGAAGCTTGAAGAGCAAAAGAAAGAAATGAAAAAGATGTCTGTTAAGAAACTAGACGAAAGTTCACTGCGTCTTTTTCAACGTTATATGAATTCATTGGTTACAAAATAAGAAAACATAAATAAAAGCACACCTCAAAGGAGATTGACATGGCAGAACCAAATCTATCAAGTGAGCTAAAGAAGGTAGCTGTTAAGGCTGCTCTCGATGCTCATAAGGAAGGCATGAGCGCTGATGAAGCTCACAAGCACATCTATGATGAAGTGCTAGACGCCAACGATGGCAAGCCACACAAGGCTGCTGTAGCTCACGGTAAGGAGCATCTTGCAAAGCTAAAGGACTCAATGGAAGAAGAAACCATTTATGAGTTCACTGCAAGCGATGATCAGGCAATGGTTCCTGATCCTATGGCAAAGGATTCAAAGCGTCCTGCCGACAAGACAACTGGCGGTGAAGATGCCATTCCTCAGTTCAAGACAAAGATTGAAGGCCTCAATGCCATCATGACTCATCTTTCTGAGCTACCCAAGCAAAAGATTGCTGATATTTTCAAGGGTCTCACAAATGAGATTCCTCATGATGCATCAAAGGCAAAGGCCACACGCCGCATCGGTGGTTCAGCCAAGGATGATATGAGCGATGGCGAAACACTTGCTGCTACACATCGTTCACCAACCAGCGCAAAGGGTTCATCAGCAACTCAGATCGCTGCAGAAGATATGAATGTTATTTTTGCAGGTGCTGATCTTTCAGAAGAAGTTCGTGAGAAGGCAAAGACAATTTTTGAAGCAGCAGTCAATGCTCGCCTAGTAACAGAAATTGCTCGCCTTGAAGAAGAGTTCGAAACTGCTCTAGTTGAAGCACTCGAAGAAAAGGTAGAGCAGCTCTCAGAAAATGTAGACAAATATCTCTCATATGCTGTAGAGCAATGGGTTGAAGAAAATGAGATTGCTATCGAGTCAGGTCTCAAGACAGAAGTCATGGAAGATTTCCTCCATGGCCTCAAGAGTCTCTTCGAAGAAAACTACGTTGAAATTCCAGATGACAAGGTTGATCTTGTTGCCGAACTATCAGCACACGTTGCTGAACTAGAAGAGAAGATTAACAATGTCGTCAAGGAAAATGTAGACCTTAAGGACTACGTAGACACTCTCGAAGTCAATAAGATTTTTGCTGAAGAAGTAGATGCACTTCCTCTCACACAGCAAGAAAAGCTTCGTTCTCTAGTCGAAGGCATCGAATATGCCAGCGTCGAAGAGTTCACAAAGAAGCTCAACATCATCAAAGAAACATACTTCCCCGTTGAAGGTAAGAAGTCTGCTTCACTAACTGAAGAAGTTGAGTATGATTCTGATGACGAAGGAGCCCCGAAAGTTGCATCCGGACCAATGGCTCAGTATGTAACTGCAATTTCAAAATCTGCAAAAAAGTAATTTTATAAATAACTATAACCCAATAAGGTAAAGGGAGAATTTAAATGCTACTCAATGAAGAAATCCAAGCAAAGTGGGCTCCAGTACTAGAGCATTCTGATCTACCAAAGATCAGCGACACACACAAGCGCTCAGTTGTTGCCCAGCTACTCGAGAACACAGAAACCGCACTACGCGAAGGTTCAGCCTACAGCCCACAATCATTGATTGAAGCTGACGGCGCCGGCCCAAGCTCAGTGAGCGGTGGTTCACTCAACTACGATCCTGTGCTCATCTCACTCGTTCGTCGTGCAATGCCAAACCTCATTGCTTATGACATCTGCGGCGTTCAGCCAATGACAGGCCCAACAGGCTTGATCTTTGCTCTACGTCCACAGTACGCAAACCAAGCAGGCAATGATGCATTCTACTACGAGCCAAACACTGGTTTCTCAGCTTACGGCGGCGTAGGTGCAGCAGCTAACTCAACCCAGGGTAACACACAGCTATTCGGCGGTGCTAACAATGACCTTGGTGGCGTATACGGTCTAAGCAATACAACAATTGTCTCAGGCAATTCACAGTTGTATAACTTCAGCACAGGTATGGCAACAGCATATGCAGAACAGATTGGTTCAGCAACTAGTGCCGTTGACTTCCCACAGATGGCATTCAGCATCGACAAGGTTACAGTCACTGCAGTAAGCCGTGCCCTCAAGGCCGAGTACTCAATTGAACTTGCTCAGGACCTCAAGGCCATTCACGGTCTTGATGCTGAGACAGAGCTTTCAACGATTCTTTCTGCAGAAATTCTCGCAGAAATCAATCGTGAAGTTGTACGTACAGTCGTACTTTCAGCCCAGGGCGGTGCAGTTGATACAACCAACCCAGGCGTATTTGACCTAGACGTTGACTCAAATGGTCGCTGGTCAGTTGAAAAGTTCAAGGGTCTCATGTTCCAGATCGAGCGTGAAGCAAACGCAATTGCCAAGGCAACTCGTCGCGGCAAGGGTAACGTCCTCATCTGCTCTTCAGATGTGGCCTCAGCCCTTCAGATGGCAGGTGTCCTTGACTATGCTCCTGCTCTAAACAGCAACAATCTACAGGTTGACGATACAGGCAACACCTTCGCTGGTGTGCTCAACGGTCGCATCCGCGTATATATTGATCCATATGCTGGCGGTAACTATGCAGTAGTCGGCTACAAGGGTGCTAGCGCATTCGATGCCGGTATCTTCTACTGCCCATATGTTCCACTCCAGATGGTACGTGCAGTGGGTCAGGATACATTCCAGCCAAAGATCGGGTTCAAGACTCGTTACGGCATGGTTGCAAATCCATTCTCACTCGGTGCAATCAACGGCGCAGCAAACACAACCTCTGGTGTTCTAACAAGCAACAGCAATGTGTTCTACCGTCGCTTCGTGGTCGCCAACATCATCTAATAATAATAAGAAGAAAGTTGGTACGATACTGGGGGGATCCTTTTGGGTCCCCCTTTTTTATGTCTAACATTTTAAAATGTATAAATAGTATATCACTACTTCTGTGACCTGACTAATGCATTGGAGATAATCATATGACGTTTAAAACACCTGCCAATAATACTATCATTCAGCCAGTTGCACCTGCAATGGGTGCCAAATTTGGCTCTATGGATAATTTAGGTCGTCTTCGTACATCACGCCATCAAAACATTTATGAAGCTGACTTTGAATACGGCACACAGCCAATGCGTTGGGAAAACTTTGTTGTAAGTCCTACAAGTAACTCATACATTCAACAATTGCCAGGTTCTGGTGGTGTTCGTATGCGCTTGGGTACTGCTTCAGGTGATGTTACTATTCGTCAGACACGTCCATATCATCGTTATCAGCCAGGCAAGACAATGGTCATGTCTACTGCGCTTAACTTTGGTACAGCACAAACAAATCAACGCCAGCGTGTTGGTTTCTTTGATGATGGCAACGGCATGTTCCTTGAACAAGCGGATCCTGTGTACACAGCATCAACAACTGCTTTCACAGGTAATAGCATCGCTGGTCAACCATATATTACCGGGTTGTCAAGCACAGCAACCATGTATGTTGGTATGCCTGTTTCAGGTTCAAACATCAATCCTAGTCTTTCAAAGGCAGATCCTAACGGTGTTATTGCTATTCCTTATACAACAACAGTAACCAATATTATTAATAGCACTGCTGTTGGGGTTAGCGCAGCTCCGCCAACAACGTCAATTGGGTCAACATACAATTTTACAACACAAGCCAATCCTTTTGGCATGTACGCTGTAGTACGTTCTGACGTTAACTCAGCTGGTATTCAGAATCACGGCACTTCTTCAGGTGTACCAACAGATACACGTATCCCGTTGCCGGCATGGAATGGTGATGCTGCAACAATTGCTTCACTAGATTGGTCACGTATTCAAATGATCTGGATGGAATACACATGGTACGGCGCCGGTATGGTGCGCTGGGGTTGTGTTATCAACGGCGAATGGGTTGTTTTAAACTACGTAGGTTATGGCAACAAAGGTCCAGTCAATACAACAAACCCACAAACAGGTGTATTTGCTTTCCCTGCTCAAGTTGCTCCATGGGCTCGTACAGGTAATCTTCCTGTTCGCTATGAGCAACGTAATGTTGGCGTAACAGCTTCTCAAAATGATATGTTCCATTGGGGTGTGTCAGTCGTAGTAGAAGGTGGCCAAGACGACCAACGTGGATTTACCTACGCATATGGTATGGCAAATAGTGTGCCCCGACGAACGGTCACTTCAGGAACTCGTTATCCTGTTCTTTCAATTGCTGCTCGTCCCATGGCAGTTATTGAACTAAGTGGCAATTCATCATTCAATGCTGCTAATTCAACTAGTAATACAACAGCTATTCAGCTCACAACAGCAAACACATCATATGACGGCGTTCTAGCGTCATCCTTGACAGTTAGTTATACGTCAGGTAATTCTATTGTCACTGTAACATCAGGAAGTACTGCTAACGTATTTGTGGGTCAAACAGTAACATCTAATCTAACAGGTATTCCTACAGGATCAACTGTACAGTTTGTTAATGCAACTGCATATACATTATCATCAACTGCTACTGTTACACAAGCGTCTGCACAAGCAAATACATACACCAACAACACACTAGTTGGTCGTCACATTTACTTCCCTGCTCAAGGCACTTCAAATACAGGTCTAACAGGTCGTATTACAGCTAGTAACTCAACTGTAATCACTTTCGGTAGCATTGTTACAGGCAGTGCAATTGTTAATACAGCTTCAATGACAGGTACCCCCTATCAAATTGGGTTGATCAATCGTGGTCAGTTGCTACCTAAGAAGATGTATATTTCTACTGATGCTATCTGTATTGTAGAATTGATTACTTCTACTACAGTCAGCCCAATTCTATTGACAGGTGCAGCATTCTATACATTGGCAAATACCGTAACAGCATCAACAATTGCAGGTACAGTGACAATCGCTAACGGAATGGTATTCGCTAATGGCGCAACTGTTAACTCAGTAGGTCTTGGATCTAACTACTCATTCGCCATGCGAGATGTTTCAGCGACTGCAGTGTCGGGTGGTGAAGTTGTATTTGCCTTCACAGCACCTGCAGGCGGATCTGGTCTACAAGAAATTGATCTATCATACTTCTTCCCATTGTATAATACAGTATCAGGAAACATGACAGACGTTCTAACGGTGGCTATAACAGGTACTGCTAACGTAGGTGTGCATTTGATTGCTCAAGAAGCAATGTCATAATGACAACTAGGATCTACAATCATAAAAACGATGTTGTAGATCATAGAGATTGGTTATTTAAAGATGTACATGCGCCAGAGGCACCCATATCATATCCAGACAAAATAAGTCTGCGTGATAAGTTTACCTTTGGCGTATGGGATCAAGGTGCGTTAGGTAGTTGTAGTGCTCATGCTATTCTTGCATGTTATACATTTGAGCATGGCGGCGGACCATGGTCTCGCTTAGATCTTTATTATCAAGAACGCTTGCTTGAAGATTCTGTAAATGAAGATAGCGGCGCCATGATGAGAGATGGCATTAAGGTCTTGGCTGATTCGGGTGTTGGCTTAGAAGAAGACTGGCCATATGTTATCAGCAAGTTTAAAGAAGCGCCACCTGAAAAAGAAATACAAGAAGCTTCAGACAATAAAATTATTACCTATTCATCACTGCAGTCAGCAGATGATTATAAAACATGCCTAGCTTCTGGATATCCATTTGCTATAGGAATTCAAATTTTTGCGACCTTTGAATCTGATCACGTAGCGGCGTTTGGCGTAGTACCCATGCCTACATATGGGGATCAGCGTCTAGGCGGTCATGCGGTGACTGTGATCGGCTACGACAGTAATTTTAGAGGTTCAGGCAATACGTATTATGAATTACGTAACTCATGGGGAACAGAGTGGGGTGACGAAGGATACTTCTGGCTACCGCAAGCCTATATAGAAGATCCAGAACTTACTGGCGATGCTTGGACGATTCGCAAGTAACACAAAAAGATTAGGGAGCCGAAGCTCCCTAATCTTCAACATCAACTCTGTCTACTAGACGAGAGGATTGATGCCCTGCTCAGCAAGAGCAGCAAGACCCGCAGCGACAACGCTACGTGGCGGCGTACCCAGACGATACTTGTTGGTCACCTGACCCTTCGTATTCTGATGTGAGTTACTGTAGATGCAGAACCCTTCGGTACGGAGCCTAGCGACAACACCGCGAACGGCATTGGTGCTTGAGAAGCCGAAACGGCTGCGAATCTGACTAGCGCTCATCTCTTCGCCTGCACGAAAAGCTGAAAGCACGCGGTCGGTCTTAGTTGCAATTGAACTCATATAACAATCTCCAATAGTAAATGTTAATCAATCAAACCGGTTAATCATTTAACCGTATCATCAATATACGGTAAACAGGGTATTCTGTCAACCGTATTTTCAAACTATATTTTTGTATAGTTTAAAAATGGCACCTCTTACGCTACAGACTTCTTAGCGTCTCCATCAAGAATAGATTCTGCCCAATCGAGCCAGTCAAGCTCTTCAGAATCTAGACGGCGACCACTACGATACTTCTGCAGAAGTTCTGCACGCTTGTTCTGAATCGCAGTGAATCCATGACTAGTCGTTGGAAGCGAGTAATGCTTAACGGTCATCATTGTCATCTCCTAAATCTATAAAAATATTTATCCGGCGGCTCGGCAGGTCTTGAGGTACTGCTTATAGCCTTCCTGTGTGACTGGATAGCCGCCTTCCTTCAACCACTTCTTGATATGAGGAAGAATATATCCCTTGCTTTCGAGTATCGTCAGTGGACCCTCTCCAGCATTGAGCCGACCAAAATACTCCTCGACCGTGAAGTTCTTGATCAGGAAGGTCTGGAACGTACCAGCAGCGTCGGGCTGATGCTTGAAGCGAGCCACGAACTCTCCGCGGTACTTGCTGTGCGGGTTGTACATGCCGTGACTCTCGTCCAGCTTATACATGAGGTGCATTCCATCCTTATGGAAGTTTTCTTTCTTGAAACTACTCATCTGTTTCGCCTTTATGTTCATCATGTAAACATTATGAGGGATAACGAATTTAATTGCAACAACTAAATTTTCTTTAAAAACAATAGGTTACAAAAACCTCGCTAAAGTATCGATATTGTAGTATTTATCCGAATAAAAATCAAGTAGTTAGCGAGGTTTTTGTAACCTATTGATTTTTATTTGGATAAATACTACAATATCGATACTGAGGTACACTCATGGGAACTCCTGTTACTCAACCGACTGATCTTAATTTCTTATCGCCGCTTGGCTTTAAATTTACGATTAAAAAGTTGCCAAACTTCGACTACTTTGTACAAAGTTTCGACTTTCCCAGTTTGAGTCTCAACAGAACGAAAGACATGCAAACACCATTTAACAAGGTGATCATTACTGGTGATCACTTGACATTTGGCGATTTTAGTGTCACGTTCAAGATTGATGAAAATATGGCAGGGTACTTTGAGTTGTATAATTGGATTGTAGGCATCGGTAAGCCAGACAATTTTAATCAATACGCAGCTCTCGCTAACAATGCACCTACATCAGGTAAAGGTGTGATTGTAGATGCTGACTTGATTATTCTTGATAGCGTGATGCGTCCAAATATCAAAGTAACATTCTCAGATGTGATTCCTACATCGCTATCTGGATTTACGTTTGATACAAAGAATGAAGATGTCCGTTATGTGACAGCAACTGCAGGATTCAAGTATCGTGAGTATACGTACATACAGTTGCCTGCAGGATCGACTTAACAATGAAGGTATTATATTATGAAGTTGGATGAGATTTTTGATTTGTGGAATGAAGATTCAGAAATTAACACAAACGCCATCGATAAAGAAGCAGTGAAGATACCCAAACTTCACAACAAATATTTTAAAATCTTTTCGCAAGAACGTTTGCTATTACGTAAACTTGAAACAGAATACAAGCAACTGTTGCAATTAAAGTATGATTACTTCATGGGTGTTCTTGATGAGGAAACTCTAAAAGAGAAAAATTGGTCTCAAAACCAACGAACGATTCTTAAGTCAGATATTCCTATGCATATTGATGCCGACCAAGACATTATCAATCTAACACTCAAGATTGGATTGCAAAAAGAGAAGTGTTCTGTTCTTGAATCTATCATTAAGAATATTAGTGAGCGTGGGTACATCATCAAGAATTTCATTGACTGGCAACGATTCACAAGTGGCGGCACATGACAGACATTCTGCGTATCTCTAAAGTAAACGAAACACACATCAAGATTGAATGTGAAGCGTCAGTAGCTTACGAGCTATCTGACTATTTTACTTTTATGGTGCCTAATGCAAAGTTTCATCCGCTTTATCGTAACAAAATCTGGGATGGGCGGATCAAACTTTACAATGTAATGACCAAACTGCTTTATGCAGGATTGCTGATGAATGTTCTTGCATTTGCCAGAAGTCGTGAGTATCACGTAGAATTTTTATCTGAGTTCAATGACACAGAATTCTCTTTACAGGAAGCAAAGGAGTTCATCAAAACTCTTGAATTACCTTTTGAAGCGAGAGACTATCAAATAGAAGCACTCGCTCATGCTGTAAGAAAGAACCGTGCTATGTTGTTATCTCCTACAGCATCCGGCAAATCACTCATCATCTATTCTATCATGCGCTACTTTCAACAGCGCACACTCATCATTGTACCTACGATCTCTCTTGTCAGTCAAATGGCATCTGACTTCGAGTCATATGGTTATAAAGATCCTGTATATAAGATTTTTTCTGGTGTTGAAAAACCTGTTGAAGAAGATGTAGTGGTTTCTACTTGGCAATCTATTTACAAAATGCCTAAAGCATGGTTTCAGCAATTCAAAGTGGTCATAGGTGATGAAGCGCATCTCTTCAAAGCAAAGAGTCTTACTTCAATCATGGAAAAGCTTTCTGCTTGCAAATATCGCTTTGGATTCACGGGTACGCTTGACGGAACTGAAACAAACAAACTTGTGCTTGAAGGTCTCTTTGGTCCTGTCAAAAAAGTTGCATCAACATCTGATCTCATCGAACAAAAACATCTTGCTGAACTGAAAATTAAAATACTTTTGCTCAAGTATCCTGACGACATACGCAAGCAAAACAAAAGTAATGATTATCCTACCGAGATTGACTTCATTGTACGCAACGCTGCACGTAACAAATTCATCAAAAATTTGTCTTTGAGTTTAACGGGAAATGTGTTATTATTGTTCCAATACGTTGAAAAGCATGGCAAAGAGCTGTACGCCATGATAAACGATTCATCAAACGAACGCAAGATATTTTTTATTCACGGCGGTGTTGATGGTGATGAGCGTGAGGAGATTCGTAAACTTGTAGAGACTGAAAAGGATGCGATTATCATTGCATCTTCTGGTACATTTTCTACAGGAATAAATATTAAGAACCTTCACAACATTATTTTTGCTTCTCCAAGCAAGTCAAAGATCAAAACTTTACAGTCGATTGGTCGTGGATTGCGTATATCAGAAACAAAAGATAATGTGACTCTGTTTGACATTGCAGATGATCTATCTTGGAAGAGCTCACGTAACTATACGCTCGAGCATTTCAAAGAGCGTATGAAAATATATGCTGAAGAGGGATTTGACTACAAAATTTATAATATTGATCTGAAAGGATGACGATGGAAGAACATGAACATATTTTACTCAAGCTTGTGACCTCAGAAGTCATTGTAGGTCGTCTAGACTCATTGAGTGATGATATTGTTGTTCTTGAATATCCTATGCTGATAAATTTTGTTGAAAGTCCTATAACAGGTGATACACGAATCTTCTTATCTGCGTATAACCCCTTTTACAGCGAAAGTAACATATTATATCTCAAACGAAAACATATTTTGTTTGATTCACCTATTGATGCTGATTATTCTGCCTTTTATGAAAGGCATGTTGCTCGATATACTCAAAAGATTAGCACAAAAGATGAAGATGATGAAGTAACTCAATACTTGCAAGCATTGCAAATCAGTTCAAATACTACGATTAATTGAAATCCGACAAGTCGATTATACGCACATTTTAAAAATTGTCAACTGGGAAGGTTATAGTATGTCGCAAGAAAAGCCAAAAAATCATTATGTAGATAACAAAAGTTTTTACGCTGCACTCATTCGTTATAAAAATAAAAAGAAAGAAGCCGAAGCTCTCGGATTACCTACACCCAAGATTCCAGAGGACATTGGCCTGTGTATTTTTCAAATTGCCACTCGTCTAGCATCTAAAGGCAATTTTGTGAATTATTCCTATAAAGATGAAATGATTTCTGATGGAATAGAAAATTGTATTAACTATATGCATAATTTTGATCCTGAAAAATCGAATAATCCATTTGCATATTTTACTCGAATAATCTATAATGCATTCATTCTGCGGATTCAAAAAGAGAAAAAGCAGACGTACATCAAGTATAAGACAATGGAGAATACAATTTTATCTGGCGACTCATATGAGTATCAAGACACCGACAATCCTATCATGCAAGATGTGAATGTCAATGACAACATGAACGTTTTTGTAAAAGATTACGAAAAGAAATTAAGTGAGAAAAAGGTGCCAAAGAAAGTTGGTATAGAATTATTTGTAGTGGGTGATGAATGAAGATTGCTTTGATAACAGATCAGCATTTTGGTGTTAGATCAGACAGCCCTGTATTTCACGATTACTTTGAGAAATTTTATAAAGAATATTTCTTTCCGTATCTTGATCTATACGGTATCAATGAGATTATTGATCTTGGCGACACGTTCGACCGCAGAAAGTATATAAACTTTTATTCGCTGAGTCGCTGTCGCAAGTATTGGTATGATATCATCAAGGACTCGAGAGGCAAGTATCGTTTGACTTCGCTGGTCGGCAATCACGTTATTCCATATAAGAATACGTTGTCTATCAACGCGCTTGATCTTCTTTTGAATGAGTATGAAGGGTGTGTACGGAATGTTTCATCTCCTGAAGTCATAGTATATGATGGATGCGAGATTCTAATGTTGCCGTGGATTTGTGACGACAACTATGAACAGACCATGCAACTCATCAACGAAACAACAGCACAAGTCGCATTTGGACATCTTGAACTAGGTGGATTTGAAATGTATAAGGGCACCGTGCTTCATGAAGGTATGGACGCCTCTGTGTTCTCAAAATTCGACGTTGTTTGCTCAGGACACTATCATCACCGCTCATCAAGAGGCAACATTCATTACTTGGGATGTCCATATGAAATGACTTGGTCAGATTACAATGATCCAAAAGGATTTCATATTTTTGATACAAAAACAAGACAGTTGACATTCATAGAGAATCCGCATAAAATGTTTTACAAGTTTGTCTATGATGATAGTAATAAAACCTTGAGTGAAATAATCGATCAGAATTTTTCCAAGTACAAGAATACCTTTGTCAAAGTTATTGTCAAAACAAAAAACAATCCTTATTGGTTTGATTTGTTCATTGATAAGTTGGAAAAGTCTGATGTGGTGAACATACAGGTTGTAGATGATAATTTGAATCTCAATCTTGAAACAGACGATAGTATTATTGATGAGGCCGAGGATACTTTGACGATCTTGCATAAGTACGTAGACAATCTAGAGCTAAATACTGATAAGGCAGCCCTTGATGGATTATTGAGATCGCTATATGAAGAGGCGCTTAGCGTAGAATGATTTTATTCAAAAGAATACGTTGGAAAAACTTACTTAGCACGGGAAATAGTTTCACTGAAATAAACCTTACTAAATCACCTACTACATTGATAGTGGGTGAAAATGGTAGTGGTAAGTCTACTTTCATTGAAGCAATCTCGTTTGCTTTGTACGGCAAGCCCTTTCGTAAAATTAACAAACCGCAGCTCGTTAATGCGATCAACAACAAGAACACTGTTGCAGAAATCGAATTTAGTATTGGCAATAAAAACTATTTGGTTCGCCGCGGATTGAAACCTGCGCTGTTCGAAATCTATCTTGATGACACAATGCTCAATCAAGAAGCAGCATCAAAGGACTATCAAGAGATTCTAGAAAAGAATATTCTACGTCTCACTCACAAGTCCTTTTCTCAGATCATCACGCTGGGATCATCTACGTTCATTCCCTTCATGCAACTACCTGCCCAAGCACGCAGAGAGTTTATTGAAGATCTGCTTGACATTCAAATCTTCTCAACGATGAATATTCTTTTAAAGAATAGAATTCAAACGAATAAAGATTCTTTGCAAGAATGCACAAGCAATATTGCTTTATGCCAGCAAAAAATCGAATTGAGTAAAAAGCACATCGATTCTTTAAAGCAAAACAATGATGAGATGATCGAAGTCAAGCAATCGCTTATCAACGAGCAACATCTTTTGATTGGCGAAGCACAAGAAAAGATTGCAGCGCTCAATACACAAATCACAGAGCTTCTTGTCAATACTGCCGAACAAGAAAAGATTACAAAGAAGTTAAAAAAGGTTGTACTGATCTCAAACGAATTACAGTATAAGCTTGGCGATATCAATAAGCATATTGAATTCTTTGATAATCACGACAATTGCCCTACATGCACACAGCAAATCGACTCAACATTCAAAAGTTCAACGCTGACTCTGAGTAAGAATAAGGTCGATGAGATCAATACGGCACTTGACCAGTTATTGAAAGAGCAAAACGAATTGTCCGAGAAACTTGACATTATCACAGGCATCAATACAAAGATTGCAGGTCTACACGCCGAAATCACAGATAATAATAACACCATTCGTTCTTGCACCAAATATATCGAAACAGTACAGAAAGAAATTGAAGTGCTGCAGAATCAAACCAAGCAAATTGATGCCGATACTTCAGAACTCAATACAGCAAAGGCAGAACTCAAGACTCTCGAAAAAGAACAAGAGGCATTGACTTCTACAAGAACATTGCTTGGTACAGCAGCAACATTATTGAAAGATGGTGGAATCAAAACCAAGATCATCAAGCAGTATATTCCTATTATGAATAAACTGATCAATAAATATTTGGCAGCGATGGACTTCTTTGTGCAGTTTGAACTAGATGAAAACTTTGATGAGAAGATTAAGTCAAGGTTTCGTGATGAATTCACGTATGCATCTTTCTCAGAAGGTGAAAAGATGCGTATTGATCTATCGCTTTTGTTCACATGGCGCGCAGTATCTAAGCTACGTAACAGCGCAAGCACCAATCTATTAATCATGGACGAGGTATTTGATAGCTCACTTGATGCGTCAGGAACAGAAGAATTCTTCAAGATCCTCGGCGGAATCACAGCAGATACGAATGTGTTTATCATCTCGCATAAGGGCGCGTCTTTAATCGATAAATTTTCCAACGTCATCAGATTTGTAAAACAAAAAAACTTTAGTGTTCTAATTAATGAGCATAGTTTTACACCTGTCTAAATGCCATCTTTTTATATTTCCAGGATTTGCAACTTTTAGCCAAATAGCGGCATAGGATACATTATGACAATTTTAAATCTTGTACATTGCGACGATCCCATTCTTAGAGAAGAGATGCCTGAGTTTGACTTTGCAAATCCGCCAACTGATCCTATACAGTTGTCAAAAGATTTGACAGAGACTATGATTCAGAATAAGGGTTTGGGTCTTGCTGCAAATCAATGTGGATTGCGATACCGAGTATTCGTATTGACAGGTGAACAAGTCCTTGCCTGCTTCAATCCTAGAGTCGTATCAGCGTCTGCAGAGACTACCTATCTTGATGAGGGATGTCTAAGCTATCCAGGCCTTATGGTCAAGATCAAGCGTCCTCAAACAATACGTGTTCGCTTCACTATGCCTAATGGGGATACAACAACCAGAATGTTTGATGGTATCACTGCCCGATGCTTTTTACATGAACTTGATCATTTGAATGGAAAACTGCATATTTCAAGGGCGAATCCATACCATCTTGAAAAGGCTCTTAAGATGCAAAAGGCGTATAACCGCATCATGAAGAAAGATATTAATGGGAAGATCGCAAAAATTGCAGCAGCCTATGAAAAGGCTTTACAGGAAGAAGATAAAAAGAAATCTGCATGATGGAGCAATAATATGAAATATTTTTATTATGACTATATTGATCTTTTGAATGGTATTGAAAATTTATCAAAGCAAATTCGAAAGAGTGAATGGATGCCAGACTATATTGTTGCTATGGCTCGCGGCGGTGCAGTTGCAGGAGTGTATCTGTCACACGAACTGGATGTTCCTGTGATTATTGTTAATCTAAGCACGAGACATCATTGGGCAGATGAAATTAAAGCGGATGCTAAAACTCCGCTTATAAGTAAGATATTAAAAGAAAAGATGAACATACTCGTATTGGATGATATCGTTGATACAGGCAAGACAATCAAAATTTTGCTTGACAAATGGAAGGTAAAATCGTACAATAATGAACAGGTTAAAATTGCATCATTAATTTACAACAATTCTCAAGCAATCCATGAACTAGATCATCTAAACGGCATTGTTCATATCAATCGCGCTAGTTTGATCCACAAAGAACAGGCTTTCAAGCAACAGAAAGCGTTCAACAAAATCAATAAGAAACTAGCTATCGCATAAGACGGAGTATATTATGGAAGACAATAAGCCTGTAGTTGATGAATCTACAGAATACGAAAGTCTGATTGACTCAAAGAACATCTCTTATGGTGTATCTACTCTTGATGCATTCTTGCCTGAAGACGAAACTTTGGAGCAAGATGATGTAAAGTGGAAGAAACATTGGGTAGGAATGCCCGAGTTCAAGCAAGATACTAATCCACCATATAAACAGATTTACGTAAGCTTCCGTAACAAAGAAGACTATGAAGAGTTTGCCAAGTTGATCGATCAGCATCTTACTATCAAAACAAAAAGCATCTGGCATCCAAAGCTAGATCGTGATGCAAATGCACTTCGTAGGTGGATTGAAACTGATGACTAATCCAAAATATCCTGTCTATATCATTAGTAAAGGTCGGCATGAATCAATGCTGACCTCTCGTTCATTGGCACGAATGAAAGTGCCACATTACATTGCGATTGAACCACAGGATGAAGCTTTGTATGAACAAGCACTAGACAACTTTGGCATCCGTGAGTATGTCACTCTTCTAGTTGCACCTTTCAGTAATCACGGCGACGGACCAGGTCGCGCTAGAAACTGGTGCTGGGATCATTCTATCTCTATTGGTGCAACTAGTCACTGGGTAATGGATGACAACATCACAGACTTTTATCGTCTCCATGAAAACAGTCGTATTCGCGTTGAATCTGGTGTGATCTTCAAAGTTGCTGAAGACTTTGTTGATCGATATGAGAATGTTCCTATCTCTGGGTTTCAATATCGTTTCTTTATTGCACCAAATCAGAAGTATCCTGCTTTTGTAACAAACACTCGTATCTATTCCACATTGCTTATCAGAAACGATTGCAAGCATCGCTGGCGTGGTCGTTATAATGAAGATACTGATATCTGTCTTCGTGTATTGAAAGATGGTGATTGCACTATTCAGTTTAATGCTTTTCTTCAAGGCAAAGCTGCAACACAGACTGTCAAAGGTGGTAACACTGCTGAGTTTTATCATGCTGAAGGCACACAAGACAAGGCTCAATGGAGAGATGGCCAGCTTAATCCAGAGGGAACAATCAACAAGTCACAAATGCTCGTAGACATGCATCCAGACGTGGCCCGCATGGTATTTCGCTACGGTAGATGGCATCATTACGTTGACTATGGTCCATTCAAGAAGAACCAGTTGATTATGAAGAAAGACATTGATCTCAAGTCACTACCTAAAGTAGATAACTACGGAATGAAACTAGTCAAACTTGCTAAGGATGCTATATAATGGTAACTTATCCTGAAATGTATAAATGGACACGCTGTCATTTGGATATGGCTAAGAATATCTCAACTTGGTCTAAAGATCCATCGAAGAAGATTGGTGTTGTTGCTATTGGAAAAAATCAAAATGTCCTGGGAACTGGATACAATGGCTTTCCGAGAGGTATCAAAGATGATGATCGCTTGAATGATCGTGAAACGAAGTATAAGTATGTCGTTCACGGAGAAATGAACTGCATCTATAATGCATGTTTAAATGGAATATCTCTTGACGGAGCCAAACTATACGTGTATGGTTTACCTGTATGCTCTGAATGTTGCAAAGGTATCATTCAAGTTGGCATCAGAACTGTTATTGCAGAAGTTCCTAAGAATCTGCCTGAACACTGGAAAGAATCCACAAAACTCGCTAAAGACATTCTTGAAGAAGCGGGTGTGATTTATCTGCAATATGAAATGGAAAGTGATGTATGAATAAACACAGATATTATGATGATGAATGGAATCGCGCGGAGTGGCGAGAAATCAAAATGGCACCCGAAAGACCATATAAATACAACGAAGACAAAGCACTTCAAGAAATCACCGATTACATTAATAAGACATACGGTGAGCATTACTCCCAGAACAAGTATCAAGCTACAGAGTTCATCATTGATGGCGGTCACGGAACAGGTTTCTGTATCGGCAATGTGTTGAAGTATGCACAACGATACGGCAACAAAGGAGGATCACAAGATTGGCGTAAAGATTTGATGAAAGTGATCCATTACGCTATTATACAACTACATGTACATGATCTAGAATATGGAGAAAATCACTAGTCTAGTCTTTATATAAGTAATAGTGTAGGTCGCGGAGACTCCCCAGAATCCCACCTACTCTATTGCTAATATGGAGCAACAGCATGATTACTTATACGCCCTATACATAGCAAAGGATTACCTTGGCAGGATAAAGTGAATAAGAACCCAGATAAGATTCGAAAGTCTGCTCTTTCAAATACTGGAAAGAAAAGGACTCCAGAACAAAAACAAAGAATGAGTGAAGCAAGAAAGCTTTATTTAATGAAAAGGAAAGAAATAATGACAACTGAAATGGAGAATAAATAATGGACGTCCGTGTACCTATTGAAGAACTACGTAAGCGCAAGCTCTTTGTTGCGACACCTATGTATGGCGGTATGTGTGCAGGCATGTTCTGCCGAAGCACAAACGATCTATCAGCTCTTGCCGTACATTATGGTGTTGAAGTTCGTTACTACTACTTGTTTAATGAATCACTCATCACTCGCGCTCGTAACTATTGCGTAGACGAGTTCATGCGTTCAGACTGCACTCATTTGCTGTTTATAGACAGCGATATTGGCTTTAGTGCAAATGACGTTATGACTATGCTTGCTCTACAGTCAGATGAGAGCGAGTACGATGTTCTTTGTGGTCCATATCCCAAGAAGTGCATCTCATGGGAAAAGGTCAAGGCAGCGGTTGATAAGGGCATTGCTGACAAGGATCCAAACGTTCTTGAGAAGTTCGTAGGCGACTATGTGTTTAATCCTGCAAACGGCGCCAATCAGATTCTTCTTTCTGAACCAGCAGAAGTCCTTGAAGCAGGTACAGGCTTCATGATGATTCGTAAAAATGCTATGAAGAAGTTTGTGGAAAAGTATCCGTATCTTACGTATCGTCCTGACCACGTCCGCACTGCAGCGTTTGATGGTTCGCGTGAGATTCATGCGTTCTTTGATGCGCTCATTGACAACAAGCATGCTCATATCGTACCTGAGTTGGAAGAGTTCTATAACAGAAATCCAAACGCAACGAAGGAAGATGTGATTGAGTTCGTCAAGGACACTAAGAAGAGTGTATTTGGACACGAGTACTCAAATCGCTATCTGTCAGAAGATTATATGTTCTGTCAGTGGGCACGTAAGATCGGCTTGAAGGTTTGGCTTGCTCCATGGATTCAGTTGCAGCACGTAGGCTCTTACGTGTTCGGCGGATCCTTGGCAGATCTTGCTGCAGTTGGCGCTGCTGCGACTGCTGATCCTGCAAAGCTGGGCAAGAAGGCCTAACAAGCACTTGCACAATAAAACACAGTATGTTATCATGCATACTGTGTGTTAACTTTATATTATAGGAGTATATTATGATTCTAAGTGACAAGACGACAAAGATTCTGCAGAACTTTGCCACAATCAACTCAGGCATGCTGTTTCGTACAGGTAATGTCATTCGTACAATCTCGCCACAGAAAACGATTATGGCAAAGGCAACAGTCGATGAGACTTTTGACCATGACTTTGCTATTTTCAATCTGAATCGCTTTTTGGGAGTACTATCACTATTTCAGAATCCTGAGATTGTTGTAGGTGACAAGTCAACAACGATTATGGCAGACAAGCAGAAGTTGGTATATGTCCATGCTGATCCAACGACATTCATGACTCCTCCTGAGAAGGATGTGACGTTTCCTATTTCTGAAGTCACATTCAAGCTCAAGTCATCTGATCTTGATAAGGTAAAGAAGGCAGGCAACGTGATGCAGTTGCCAGAAATTGCTGTGACAGGTGACGGAAGCACGATGACCATTCGCGCTGTTGATATGAAGAATCCAACAGCAGATGGATTCAGCATTGATGTAGGTACAACTGATTTAAACTTCAATGCGGTATTCAAAGCAGAGCAGCTTGTGATGCTTCCCAATGACTATGATGTTTCTATTTCCTCAAAGGGTATTTCGAAGTTTGAAGCAGCCAATCTGACGTATTGGGTTGCAGTTGAAGCCTCTTCTACATTCTAGTGTATTGTTCTGTTGACATTCACTAAAATTTATATTATGAGGTTTATATTATGTCCAGTGAGCAATTTCTATGGGTCGAGAAATATCGACCACGAACGATTGAGGATTGCATTCTCCCCGATCATCTAAAGAAAGTATTTCAGCAATTTGTAGATCAAAAGAATATTCCTAATCTACTTTTGACAGGTAGTGCGGGAGTAGGTAAGACGACTGTTGCTCGTGCGATGCTCGAGCAGGTCGGTGCAGATTATATCATCATCAACGGATCGCTCAATGGCAACATTGATACGCTTCGTAATGAGATCATGCAGTTTGCATCTTCTGTTTCGTTCAAGGGTGGACGCAAGTACGTGATCCTTGACGAGGCAGATTATCTCAATCCACAAAGTACACAGCCCTCGTTGCGTAACTTTATGGAGGAGTTCAGTAAGAACTGTGGATTCATTCTCACATGTAATTACAAGAATCGCATCATTCCTCCGCTACACTCACGATGTTCTGTCGTTGAGTTCAAGATCGCCAAGAAAGATAAACCTACGCTCGCTTCACAGTTCATGAAGAGAGTCTTTGGTATTTTGCAGAAAGAAAACATAAATTTTGACAAAGAAGTAGTCGTTGAGATAATTACAAGATTCTTTCCTGATTGGAGACGAGTCTTAAATGAAATCCAACGTCATTCTGCTAGCGGCTCTATTGATTCGAGTATCTTTGGTGGTATCTCTAGCGATTCTTATAAGGATCTTGTTGGGGCACTAAAGAACAAAAACTTCACTGCCATGAGGAAGTGGGTAGGAGAACACTCAGACACCGATACGACTTCGCTATTCAGAAACTTGTATGATAACGCAGCAGAACTGCTTGTGCCAGGATCTATTCCTAATCTGATCCTAACCATTGCGGACTATCAGTATAAGGCAGCATTCGTTGCTGATCAGGAAATAAACGTTGTTGCCTGCATGACTGAGATTATGCGTGACTGTACGTTCAAATGAAAACGTACATTCATGTAAACCAGCATATCATTCGTTCTAACAAAAAGAACGATACGAATGAGGCGGTAATTACAGTCAAGAGAGGAACCAAGAATACTTACTGCAAGAAGGTGCGTATTCTAGGACCATCTGAAGTCATATATTCAGGTAATGACAAGCCGTTGCTGCCTTGTGGAGCAAGAGTGGCAGTCGTCACCGAGAGTGAAGTGGAGATCATAGAATGAATATTCTAGAAGTCATGTCTTGTATGCATGAGGATGCTCCTGAGGTCAAGGAGGAGTCATATAAGCTCAAGGCACAGTATAGTCCTTTTGATTATATAGAGAGTATTAATCACAGCAAAAAGAATTTGCTTGAGATTGCCGAGCATCCAGATTTTGAAGAAACTAAATATAGTCCATGGATCGTCAACAAAGGCCTTTCATATTTTCCAGACACAATTGGATATGCGAACTTTATCAATTCCAATTACCATCTGGACAATAAACTTCAATATAATTTTTTGATAAATATTGTTAGCCCGAAGAAACGCTATGCGAAATGGGCTAAGAAACAGGAAAGTGGTGACATTGATATTGTGAAGAAAGTCTACGGATATTCTCAAAAGAAGGCTGAAGTTGCTTTATCATTGTTATCTGACGATCAACTTGCTACGCTAAAAAAAGAACAACAAACAGGCGGAATCAAATGAGATTATCAGTAGAAGCGTTAGTCGAGGTTCTTTTAAAGGAACCTGATGATTTCCTTAAGATTAAGGAGACACTTACTCGTATTGGAATTGCGTCCAGGAAGGACAAGACGCTCTATCAGTCTTGCCACATCCTGCACAAGCAAAAACGATACTACATTGTACACTTCAAGGAATTGTTTGCTCTTGATGGCAAACCAACAGATTTTTCTGAGACAGACGAAGGTCGTAGAAACACAATCATCAATTTGCTCGCTGAGTGGGGACTTCTATCAATTGTAGATCCTGAGAAGACAAAGAGTCCTATTACGCCATTAAGTCAGATCAAGGTCCTTTCTTACAAAGAGAAGGGTGATTGGGCGCTGGTTACTAAGTACAATATTGGTAAAAAATAATTTGAATTTTATATCATGGAGTGATTATGGACAAAGATCCTAGACGGATAGATGCGGGACTTCCCATTCCTTTTGATGACTACCTCTATGGTCTAGATTGGATTAAAAGGCCTGATATGATTTGGCCTGATAATGATGTACAGTCTGAAAGAACTCAAAAACTTCTGAGAGTGAAGCATGATAATGCGTCAACTTACTGGCGTGATATGTGCGAAATTCTTGAGCATGACTTCAATACATTGCCTTTGGAGCAGTTCAAACATTGGGCTTCTATTCGAAGCATTCCTTTGCTATGTGAAAAAGCCTTTAAAGATTTTATTGGAATTGTAAAAGAATGTGTAAATGAGCATCCTGCGTACAAGACAGCGCTATATGATCCACTGATTGGATGTTCGAAAGAACTTTATGAGAATGGATTAAAGGTGTTCAGTGATTTTCAAACATCTATGAATAAGGTGTGTGCTATTGCTCATCTAAGACAGGGTGAATATAATCCTGAACTCTTAGCAAATGTCGAAAGTATTGTAGAGCTGGGTGGCGGCATTGGTGATATGGCAAATGTTGTTTATGATCTTGGATTCAAAGGCACATACACAATCTATGACTTCGACGTTGTAGGAAAAATTCAAAAATGGTATAATGAGGCATCAGGGCATCCCGGCATTAGATATGTTTCAAAAGTCGAAGATCTAAAGCCAGCGCAGTTGTGTATTTCAACATTTGGGTTTACTGAGATGCCTTTTGATCTTAGAGAAAAGATTTTGAATAAGCTCGGAACTGACGGCGATTGGTTACTAGCATATTCACAACACTTGCTAGGACTTGATAATGCTGCGTATATAAAAGATGTCTTTCTACCAAAATTTAAAAGGCACTTTGTCAGAAAACTAGACATTCCGTGCATGAATTGGGATGGAGGATCACGGCATCTTTATTGCAAAGCGCTGTAATTATTGTGAGGTATTATAATGGCAAATCCGTGGGATCCTGTCTGGGCACAAAAGGCGCCGCCTAAGCCTTTATGGCGCTGGGATGTTTGGGGAGATAACAGTATGGTTATCAATATTCCTCATAATATTTCTTTCATTAAAAGAATCAAATCAAAATTATTTTTGGGGAGTAGGTGGACTCCTTATAAATAATATCGCTGATGCCTTAGGGGTCAGCATTTTCAATAACCTTGCTTTAACTAGGAGGCAAATATGAATACATCGTTCTATTCTGTTGGTTTTGATCACTTCTTTGATCACTTGGATGCGGTCCACGCACAGTTCTCCAAGACTCTAACGACCAACTATCCCCCACACAACATTAGCAAACTCACAGATGAGAAGTATCTCATTGAGTTGGCAGTTGCTGGGTTCTCAAAAGATGATATCGACATGCATCTTCAAGATAACATTCTAACCATCAAGGGCAAGCACCAATCTATGGGCAAGGTCCTAGACGATGGTGTAGAAAAGACATACTTGCACAAGGGCATCTCTGACCGAGAGTTCGAGCGTAAGTTTGTGCTTGCAGAGCATGTTGAAGTGACAGATGCTTCTTTGCGTGATGGTATGCTCAAGATTCATGTTGAGCGTATTATTCCAGAGCACAAGAAGCCCAAGAAGATTGCTATTAATCATGAAGCAGAGTTTCTAGCAGAAGGATATAAGTTTTCCTCACGCTAGTATAAATACTCTGGGGGGGAGGCAACTCCCCCTTTTGTATAGGGGGATTTATGCTGACGTTGACTACATTACAAAAAATTTGCACACCCCCAGCCCCGCTTTCTCTGCAATACTTTGTAGATCCTCTCAATAAAACATTCACCAAATACGAGATTAACAGCAAACAACGTATTGCTGCATTTCTCTCTCAAGTTCTTGTTGAGTCAGGTGAGTTCAAGTTTCTCAAAGAAAATCTAAACTACTCAGTACAAGGGTTACTGACAACCTTTCCCAAATACTTTACAGCACAATCAGCTATTGAATACGCACACAATCAACAAGCTATTGCCAGTAAAGTTTACGCCAATCGCCTGGGAAATGGCGATGAGGCATCTCATGACGGATACACATATCGCGGACGTGGATTGATTCAAATTACAGGCAAGGCAGCTTATGTAGCTCTTGCTCATGATTTGGGTATGACACTAGAAAATATAATTACATACATGGAAACCGTTGAAGGCGCAACTATATCTGCAGGCTGGTTCTGGAATAGAAACAATTTAAATGCTCTTGCTGATGCAGGAGATATTACTGCAGTATCCAAGAAAGTGAATGGCGGCACGAACGGACTACAAGATAGAATCAAGTACTATAATAAAGCTCTGTCCGTTTTGGAGTAGTCATGCAGGCATTCACAGGATACATTCACGAAGGTATTAATCTTACCCTTGAATATCACGATGAACTCAATCCTCTTATTTGGGAAGATGAGGATATGAAGTCGAAGGTCCGCGAGCGCCTTTTACAGATTGGTAGAATGTGGGCAGATTTTGCTAAGATTCCGCAAGATGCCATTCGTGATATTGTTTTAACTGGCGGCAACGCTAACTACAATTATACTCCGTATTCTGATCTTGATGTACATTTGCTTGTCAATCTTTCAAAGATTCCGGGTGATAAAGAAACATTGACTGATCGTCTTTATGATAAGAAAGTTCTTTGGACATACAAGCATCCGCATCTAACAGTCATGGGATATCCTGTCGAACTATATGCTCAGGATTATCGCCAAGCAGTCGCCACAGAACAGGGTGAATATTCTCTAATGAAAGGTAGATGGCTTACTAAGCCTAATATTCTAAGTCATCCTGACTTTGACAACGACAAGGCCTTGCTTGATAAAATTGAAGAATACAAAGAAATGATTGAGCGTATTCTATCTGAGCCTGGCGATCATACAGGTGAAATTAAAAAGTTAAAAGAAAAGTTTCACAATATGCGTTCTGCAGGCATTCAGCGTGCAGGCGAGTTCTCCATGGAAAACTTAATGTATAAAGAATTAAGAAATCGTGGATACATTGATCGACTAAATGATTATCTTCAGAAAAAGCACGACGAGTTGCTATCACTAACTGCTTGATTTTTTCTGGGGCTTGTGTTATGATGAAGCATAACTGTGAGGAACATGATGAACTTCTACATACACGCCCTTCAACGTGGCAGCAACATATATCTGAGAGGTATCGAGAACGGCAAGCGCTTCAAGGTGAAGGTGCCGTACAAGCCGTACCTATTCATCCCTGGAAAGCAAAATACAAACTCGTCGTACAGGACACTTGCTGGTCACACGGTAGATCGAATCGATTTTGCGAACATCTACGAAGCAAAGGACTTCCTTAAGCAATACGAAGGTGTCTCCAATATGGAGATATACGGCCTGGATAAGTTCCTTTATACCTATTTGAATGATGAATATCCAGGTGAAATTGTATATGACAAGGACCTGATCAATATTTGTAATATAGATATTGAGGTCGAATCTGATTCTGGATTTCCAAGCATTCGTGACGCTGACAAGGCAATCACTGCCATCACAATGAAGGTTGGCAAGAACATCTTCGTATTTGGATGCGGCGACTACACACCATCAAGAGAAAACGTACACTATGCTAGATGTAAGAATGAAGCGGCAATGCTTCTTAAGTTTCTCGAGATCTGGCAACATTTGGACATTGATGTGATCACAGGATGGAACGTTGAGTTTTTTGATATTCCTTATTTGGTCAATCGCATCACCAAAGTACATGACGAGACATTTGCCAAGAAGCTGTCTCCATGGGGCATGCTTGATGAAAAGAAAATCGAGATCAATGGCAAGGAACAACAGGCATACAGTCCCGTAGGAATCTCAGTCCTCGACTATCTACAACTATACAAGAAGTATACCTACAGTAATCAAGAGTCCTATCGCCTTGACCATATTTGCTCAGTCGAGTTGGGTGAAGGCAAGGTTGACTATTCAGAATTCGATAGTCTCTTTGCCTTGTACAAGGAAGATTATCAGAAGTTCATCGACTATAACGTAAATGACGTTCTTCTGGTTGAGAAACTAGATGAGAAAATGAATTTCCTTGATCAGGCATTCACAATTGCCTATGACGCTAAAACAAACTTCGAAGATGTCTTTACATCAGTTCGCTTGTGGGATGTGATCATTCACAATTATCTGATCAATCAAAACATCGTCATTCCTCAGTTCAAACATACCGCCAAGTATGCACAGTTCGCAGGGGCGTTTGTCAAAGATCCTCTGATTGGATTACACAACTGGGTTGCGTCTTTTGATGTGACTTCACTGTATCCGTCGCTGATCGTGCAGTATAACATCTCACCCGAGACATACATGGGTAAGATTCGTCAGAACTTCACGATAGATCAACTTCTGGGCGGCGCATTTGGTGACGATGAAATACAAGAGCAATTAAGAGAAATGAATTGCGCTTTGACTGCGAACAGTTGCTTGTGGAGTAAAAGTCGAAAGGGTGCGTTTCCTGCTCTTGTCGAAAAGATGATGGAAGATCGTAAACTATACAAGAACAAAATGCTCGCAGCAAAGAAAGAATATGAGAAGAATCCGTCCAAGCAACTGAGTAATGATATTGCACGCTATACAAATATGCAGATGGCTCGTAAGATTCAACTCAACTCATTGTATGGAACGCTGGGCAATCAGTGGTCGCGTTGGTTTCAGATTGAGTTTGCAGAGGCGATTACGCTATCAGGACAGTTTGTAATTCGTTGGATCGAAACAAATCTCAATGAATACTTCAACAAATTGCTTAAGACAAACAAGAAGGACTATGTTATCGCAGTCGATACTGATTCAAACTATTTGAATCTGGGTCCATTGGTCGAGAAGTTCTTTGCCGACAAGACACCCAATGAGATTGTGTCCGCAGTGGATAAGATCTGTAAAGATAAACTTGAACCATACATTGATTCTTGCTTTGCTGATCTTGCCGATCATACCAATGCCTATACGAACTTCATGAAGATGAAGCGTGAGTCAATTGCCAACAAAGGCATCTGGACAGCAAAGAAGCGATACATTCTCAATGTCTATGACAATGAAGGTGTGCGTTATGCAGAGCCCAAGTTGAAGATGAACGGCATCGAAGCAGTCAAGTCATCAACTCCTGCCTCTTGTCGAGAAAAGATTAAACAGGCTCTGAAGTTGATCATGGAGACTGATGAGGTGACATTGCAGCAGTTCGTTGAGAAGTTTCGTGCAGAATTTCAGCGAATGTCTTTTGAGGAAGTCGCTTTTCCTAGAGGATGTCGTGGCATGACAGAATATCGTAGTCATGAAAACATTTATCAGAAAGGCACACCGATTCATGTACGAGGTGCGCTACTGTATAATGCCCTGTTAAATAAACACAAGCTCACCACAAAGTATCCTCTTATTCAAGAAGGTGAGAAGATCAAATTTTGTTATATGAAAATTCCTAATCCAATGAAAGAGAACGTGCTTGCGGTATCGACTGTTCTGCCCAAGCAGTTTGGATTAGCGCAGTACATCGATTACGAAACACAATTTGAAAAGGCGTTTCTGGATCCTATGCGTATCATTCTGAACGTGATTAACTGGACACCAGAAAAGGTAGCAACACTAGAAGGATTTTTCTCATGAGTAAGCCCACAACAGACATTCCTGATGACTATGACTTTGGATTTACAACACACTCAGCAGATGAAGTCGAAGCACCTGCAGCAGAAGTTGTACAATCCAAGACAAGCGAAGTCGAGCAAAAGTATCAGGCGATTATTGATAATCTACTAAAGTTGATCACACCTCTTCTTAATAATTTACAAAAAGACGCAGACACCAATGAATATATCAAGTGGCCTGATCGTAAGAAGAAGATTGATGACTTCAAAAAGAAACTGGCGGATGTTGCTGCTGGAAAGATTTGACAATTCGTATATTATATGATACATTACATATCACTATAATATATTATGTGATACATTAATGTCACTATGACACACTGGGAGATAGTATGAGCATTTTGGAAAAGTTGAAAAAGACATCTACGATCAAAGAAACTGATATTCTTGCTGATTCAAAGTTTTTTGAAAAGAAAGATATGATTCCAACGTCTGTGCCGATGCTCAATGTAGCATTGTCAGGACGATTGGATGGAGGATTGGTTCCTGGTATGACAATGTTTGCAGGACCATCCAAGCACTTCAAGACAGCATTCTCGTTGATGATGGTCAAGGCGTACATGGACAAGTATCCTGACGCTGCTCTTCTGTTTTATGATTCAGAATTTGGTGCACCTCAGGCATATTTCAATACGTTCAAGATTGATACTAAGCGCGTGCTTCACACACCTATCACAGACATTGAACAGATTAAGCATGATCTTACCAATCAAATCAATTCTATTGAGCGGGGCGACCACGTTATTATCGTCATTGACTCTATTGGCAATCTTGCCTCTAAGAAAGAAGCAGAGGACGCTCTAGAAGGCAAGAGTGCTGCTGATATGACTCGAGCAAAACAGATCAAGTCGCTATTTCGTATTGTGACTCCGCACTTGACAATTAAGGACATTCCGCTTATTGTTGTCAATCATACCTATATGGAAATGGGTCTATATCCTAAAGCCATTGTAGGCGGCGGCACAGGTCCTTACTATTCTGCAGACAACATCTTTATTATTGGTCGGCAGCAAGAGAAGGACGGAACTGAAACAGTTGGATATAACTTTATTCTTAATGTTGAAAAATCACGCTTTGTTCGTGAGCGATCAAAGATTCCTTTGAGTGTTTCATTTGAAGGCGGCATTAGTCCTTGGTCAGGATTGCTTGAGGTTGCTCTTGAATCTGGACACGTTGTAAAGCCTAAGGTAGGTTGGTATCAGCGTGTCAATGTAGAGACTGGTGAGGTTGATGAAAAGAACTATCGTGCTGCTGATACAGATAATAAAGATTTTTGGTTACCTGTACTGAAGTCAAAGTCATTCAGAGCATTTATTGAAAGCAAGTATCTGATGACTTCAGAAAGTATCATGCAGGATTCTGAGATTGATGGCATATATGGAGAAGACGATGCATAAATTTTTCAATCATGTAGGTGTCGCACTACTATCACTGTGGCTTATATTCTGTGCGATGATGCTTGTTATTACGCCATTCGTTGTATGGCATTTTCTTTTGAAGTATTGGTAAATGACTGAGAAAGAATTATATGAAAGAATTTCTGCTATTATGACAGCAGAGAGTTCCCGGTATGAGAAGGAATGTGATACCTGGTGGAATAATCTTTCGCTAGATGATAAAATGAAAGCATTCTACTCTGTATGCAGACGCATCTATAAAGGTGATGTAGAGGATCGCAGGAGTTATCGTGGAGTAATCTACGATGTCTTTAATCTCGGATCTGATGCATATGTGATAGGAATGGATTGTGGATATATGGATCTTCATAATTTGATTTGGGCAGGAATAGAAGCAGACAAGAAGGAGAAGGACACAAATGGCAATTGAAGATATCATCTTTTCGCATCTTCTAGAAAACGAAACATATGGACGAAAGGTTATACCATTTCTCAAGAACGAATACTTCCAAACAAGAACGAACAAAATTCTATTTGAGTTGATCGACAACTATATAAAGACCTATCACAAGATTCCTACGAAGGAAGCTCTCACAGCAAAACTACAAGGACTTGATAATCTCACCGAGGACGAGTTTAAAAGTTGTACAGAATATCTGCAGACACTTAAGGCGGATTTGACGACCAGCATTGACTGGCTTGCTGATGAGACAGAAAAGTTTTGTCAGGAACGCGCTGTATACAATGCGATCATGGATTCTATCAAGATCATTGACAACAAGGATCCTAGGCGCGGTAAGGGATCGATTCCCGATATTCTGTCAGAAGCTCTTAGCGTATCCTTTGATACTAACATTGGGCATGACTTTATTGAGGATTCCAACTCTCGTTATGACTTCTATCATACTCGAGAAGAGAAGATTCAATTTGATCTTGAATACTTCAACAAGATCACAAAGGGCGGATTAAGTAAGAAGACATTGAATATTATTCTGGCATCTACAGGTGTCGGTAAGACAATGTTCATGACTCACTGCGCTGCTCATCATTTGACCTTGGGCAAGAATGTTCTCTATATCACAATGGAAATGTCTGAAGAACGTATCGCAGAACGTATCGACGCAAATCTAATGGATGTGACTATTGATGAGTTGAAAGAACTACCAAGAGATTCTTTCGATAAGAAAATTAATCGTATCAAAGGCAAGACACAAGGTAAACTGATTGTCAAGGAATATCCGACAGCTGCTGCAGGATCATCACACTTTCGGCATCTTCTGCAGGAACTGCGTATCAAGAAGGCATTCAAGCCAGATATCATCTATGTTGATTATTTGAACATTTGCTCGTCTGCACGAATGAAAATGGGGGGCTCTGTTAATAGCTATATGTACGTAAAGGCAATAGCAGAAGAGCTAAGAGGATTAGCAGTCGAGTTCGATGTACCCATCATCTCTGCAACACAAAGCAACAGAGACGCTTATAACTCGTCAGATGTGGGGTTGGATAATACATCAGAATCCTTTGCTTTGCCGGCAACTGCTGACTTTATGTTTGCTTTGATTTCTACAGAAGAACTGCAAGATCTCAATCAAATTATGGTAAAACAATTGAAGAATCGGTATGATGATCCTTCAAGCAATCGTCGGTTTGTTATTGGAGTCAATCGATCTAAGATGAGATTCTATGATGTAGAGCAATCTGCTCAGAACGATATTCTAGACGGACCAGGGCAACATAAATACTCGGGCAGCACCTTCTCAGAAGGGGGCTTTACCACAAAGAAAGCCAGAAAAGGGGATTTCTCTGAGTTAAGGCTCGACTAACTCATTGATTTTTCTTATGAAATAAAAATACTTGACATTAATTCACAGCTAATCTAGTATTGCAATAACCTCGGGAGTTGTAAATGCGAATAGAGATCGACTGTAAAGTGTCAAAGAAGGGAGAGGCAGAGCTAGTCCGCGCTGCCAAATTCTTTGGAAAGATACTACTGACTAAAGAAGAGTTCGAAGACGTCCAACTAGAAATCGCCGTGGTCAAGCGCTTAAACTGCAAGGGCTATTGTGAAGTTCTTGATGATGGGCGCGATCCACGACTATTTCGTATCGAGATGAAGAATGATATTGCTAGTGAGCTAATTTCTACATTCGCCCATGAGATGGTTCATTTAAAGCAGTATGTCAAGAATGAACTATATGACTGCACCAACGGAGTCACAACCAAGTGGCACGGAAAGCTTCTCAATGTTAAGGATGAAGATTACTTTGACTTCCCCTGGGAGATCGAAGCATACGGTAAAGAGGTTGGTCTAGTTCACAAGTATTTTCGTAAGTACAAGAAACTAATGGTTGGTCGTAAGAGTCTTTTTCCCATCAAGTAATTTTTAATTTTATTATGACAATGCATCTTGAAGGTCCTTGGTTGACCTCTACTTCTACTCGGCGCCGTGTAACCAAAATGACTAAGGCACGGCGCGCTAGACTCGAATCAGATCTGATCGAGCACAATAAATTTCTAAAAAGCATTCATCAGCCTAAGATGACTTTCGACCAATACGTTGACTATGTAGAAGGACGAAACAAGCGACCGCAGGTGTCTATGCCTGTCAAGAAGGTCGAACCTTATCGCCGTGAGACCAAAGCGATTCCCAGTTTAAACACTTACGGTACGCAAGATTCTTGTAGTAAGAAACCTGTCACCATGTACACCGGCGACAAGCTCTTGGGTATCGCTATCATGCACAAGAGCAATCTGGTGCCTATTTTCAGCGCAGAAGAGGCCTCAGAAGTCTCGAGAATGCGGCGAGGATAGCTAACTCATTGATTTTTAAATGATTATAGTTCTTGCAATTAAATTCGTTATCCCTCATAATGTTTACATGATGAACAAAAAGGCGAAACAGATGAAGTTGCTAACGATCCAGGCTGATTCGAAGACTGTCAAGGGTGAGTCCAAGGGCTACTTGACCGCTATTATGTATCTCGCTCCGTGGAAGCTCTCTGGGTATCAGGTCTGCCCGATGGCTGAGATCGCTGGTTGTGTCGGCGACTGCTTGAATACGGCGGGTCGTGGTGGCATGGCTCGCGCTGATGCCGATACCATTGAGATCGATGGGCATGTGGTCAAACTAAATGCTATTCAGAAAGCACGTATCGCTCGCACTCGTTTCTTCTTTGAAGACCGCGCAGGCTTCATGGCGCAGCTGATCAAAGAGATTTCTGCTGCTCGCAAGAAGGCAACCAAGATGGGTCTGACGCTGGTAGTGCGTTTGAATGGCACCTCCGACATCCGTTGGGAGAGTGTCTCTGCGTATCAGCAGAAAGCAGATCGCATTGGTTATGCGACGATCTTTGATGTGTTCAGCGACATTCAGTTCTATGACTACACAAAGATTGCCAACCGTGATATCAAGCACGTTCCCAACTACCACCTGACGTTCTCCGTGTCTGCTCGCAAGGAATTCTATCCTTTCTGGCTGAAGGCGCAGGAGAATTATGGTCGCCGCATGAACTATGCCGTGGTGTTCAAGGGCAAGACGCTGCCTACTGGTTATGCTGGCTATCCTGTGATCAATGGGGATGAGTCTGACCTGCGTTTTCTTGACCGCAAGGGTGTTGTGGTTGGCTTGAAGGCAAAAGGTCAGGCTAAGAAGTCAAACAGTGGTTTTGCGGTGGAAGCAGCATGATCTTCCTAGAACTAGTTCTGCTCAACCTCATTATCAATGCAATCGTTACTGGTATTGGTCAATGGATACTGAATCGTCATTTTGATAACATTGATAGAATGTGGAAGGGAGAGAAGTGATAGATAAGA